TGGAACACGCTATTTTCGGCCAAGCCTGCCCGCAAGCGCGGCACCCTGCGGAACCGCCAGCTGCCATTCGGGTGACCCAGGGGCGCACCCTGGCGTACACCTGCGGATCTACTTGCAAACGTCACACCGAGGGGCCAGAATTGTGCCCGTGAGGTGCCCCAGTGATCTGCAATGTTCCAAACGAACGGTGGCGGGCACACCTGCGCGCTGCCATTGAATACAACCAGGCCCCCGAACGGGCGGCCCGCGCAACCCTGTGCGCCTGCTGCGCGCGCGACCTGGAACGCGTGTACGAGCGCGGACCGAGGCGCGCGTGGGTGGTGTTCCCACAGGCGGCCGTTGTGATAGGGTGACGCCATGAAGCGCCGGCCACCCCGTGAAGCTGTGAACATAGCAGGACCAGCGGCCCCGGCCCTGCGAGTGGTGACCACCCAGCGGGTGGGCATCCAAGCAAACCAAGATCAAGCGCCGACCCCACCACCCCAGCCCAGCCAGCCCGAACCCGTGGCACCTGTGGAACCTGTGGTGGTGGCGCCGATGCCAACCCCGGCCCCCGATTTCGACGTGACGGACGTGACGCCGGCACCAGCACCCAGGAAACGCAAGGCCAAGTCCAAGGCCAAGGAGTAACCCATGGCCATCATGATGCCCGACGAGGGCCTGCAGACCAACGACGACCGGGACATGGGGCCATTCAAGGAGGGCGTGTCCGTGTACGAGGAGCGCCAGGCCCTGAAGGCTGCGGCCTATGCGAGCGGGCGAACGGAACGCCAGGCGAGCGCCAGCAGCCTGCCCTGGTCCACGTTCCTGCTGCGCCATCCCGACTACGACGCCGAGCTGTGGGAGGAGGTCCGCGCCCTGTACGCGGGCGGCCCCAAGCTACTGCGCAACGACAAGCTGATGAACCGCCTGCTGCCTGCCCACCGTGGCGAGGACGGCGAGGTGTACAAGGAGCGCAAAAAGCGCGCGCATTATTTCCCCTATGCTGGGGCGATCATCGATCACCTGGTGGCCGGCCTGGCTGCGGACCCCGTGTCCATCCAGGCCCAGGACGCCGATGGCGAGAACACGGACGAGGCCCTGCCCGAGTGGTGGTCCGAGTTCCTGGAGGACGTGTCCCCCCAGGGCGGCAAGCGCCAGTCCTGCCAGCAGCTACTGGTGGACCAGGTGCGCGAGGCCCTGATCACACGCTGCAGCTGGACGTTGATCGACCTGCCCCAAACCCCCGAGGAGTACGTGGCGGACGCCCCCGACAGCCTGCTGGCCCAGGAAAAGGCCGGCCTGCTGGACCCCTACGCCATCGCCATCGATCCCGAGTACGTGATCGACTGGCAGGACGACCAGAACGGCGAGCTGGAGTGGGCCCTGATCTGCGACACCGAGCTGCGGCGGCCCGGCCTGTCCGAGGCCCGGCGGAACGTCACCAAAACATTCACGTACTACGACCGCCTGGGCTGGACGCGATACCAGATCACCTACGACCCCAAGGAACCGCCCAAGCCTGAAACCCCCGTCCCCCGACTGGACGAGGGCCTGCACGCGTTCACCAAGGTGCCCCTGATCCGCATGAAGCTGCCCGAGGGGCTGTGGGCCATGGGCAAGCTGGAGTCCCTGGCGCGCGAACATTTCAACAAGCGCAACGCCCAGGCGTGGGCCGAGTATAAGTCCCTGTTCAAAATCCTGTACGAGTTCATGGCCCCCGAGGAGGGCACCAGCATGCAGCCCGTGTCCGACGCCCAGGGCGACCCGGACCGAGCGGTGGCCCAGATCCGTGGCCAAGGGTACAGCCAGCTGCGGGGACACCAGGACCGGGCCGAGTTCATCGGACCCGACGCCAGCCCGTTCGCCGAGGCGCGCGCGAGCTGCGACCAGATCATGCGGGAAATGCACCGGGTGATGTTCGTCATGTCCCTGTCCGTGGACATGGGCAGCGCCCAGATCCGGCGCAGTGGCGAGTCCAAGGCCCAGGACAAAAACGCCACCACCGTGATCCTGCTGGCCCTGGGCAAGTACCTGCGGGACGCCATGCGGGACATCGTGGAGCTGGTGGGCCACGTCAAGGGCGAGCTGGACCCACGCGTGTCCGGCGCCGAGTCGTTCGACAGCGCCGACGTGGCCGGCGCAGTGGCCGAGGCGGTGGAGCTGCTGAACGGCGTGCCCATCAAGTCCGCCACGTTCAAAAAGGCGTACCTGCTGCGGACCTACAAAACCGTGATGGGCGACGAGCTGACCGAGGACGAGCTGCAGGAGATCCGCGAGGAGCTGGAGGAGTCGATCACGGCCGAGGACACCATGATGGAGGCCGGCGCGATGGCCCTGGCCACGATGGCCCAAGGCGGCCAGGTGGACGACGACGACGACGAGTTCGAGGACGCCGAGGACGAGCGCGAGGTGAAGCGCGCGGCGGCCAACGGGCAGCCAGTGAAGGGCGGACAGCGCGGGCGAACGATGTTCGACAGCAGGGGCAAACGATAAATGGGCAACTACAGCAGAAAACCACCAACGATCCAGGCCGAACAGTTCATCGTGGCAGGCACCTGGCCCCCCGAGGTCCATCAGACTGGCGGCCAGTATTTCATCACCCTGGCCAATGGGCTGGAGGGCGAGATCACGGACACGGACTGGGTGGTGTACACCGGGTCCATGGGCTGCATTGTCATGCCCGACGCCGATTTCACAGCCCAGTACGATCCAGCGTAAGCCATGCCCAGCCTGTTCCCACCGGGCTACTATCGCCCCCCGGGCTGGGACGCGCCCCCGCACCCGACCCCGACCCAACAGGGGCGAGTCAAGGGCATGCTGCGATCCCTGGCTGGGGACGTGGGCAAAATGGACGAGGAAACCATGCGCGCCCTGATGCCCGTGCTGCAGGAGGCCCGCAAGGAGCTGCGCGAGTCCATGAAGTCCTGGCTGGCCAACGTGAAGGACGGGGACAAGCGGTACACGGCCCAGGAACACCGGCGCGCCATGGTGTCCATCGAGCGCGCCATGGAGGAGATCACCAAGATCGAACCCCGACTGGCCGGCCTGCTAGAGGACATGGGGGAAGGTGCGGGCCACCTGGCAGCGCGCCACCTGGAGTTCGAGCTGGCGCGCATGGGCCAGATATTCGGCGGCCCGGGACAGCTGGGCATGATGCCCACCCAGATCGACACGGCGGGCGTGATCGCCACCGGGCGCAAGGAGCTGATCCCCAGGTTCAGGACGAGCGCGGCACGCTACACCAAAAACATGCGGGACGACCTGCGATCCCAGTTCGCGGTGGGCCTGGCCAGGGGCGAAACATTCCACCAAATGACCAACCGGCTGCAGCGCCTGGGCGGACCCAGGGGCATGGTGGCCCTGCGCGGCGTGAAGGGCGACCCGGGCGCCATCGTGGAGAACATCAGCGAGGGGCTGTTCAAGCGGTACAGGCACTGGGGCGAACGACTGGTGCGCACGGAAACGATCAACGCGTACAACACCCAGCACGTGGCGGCCATCGACGAGCTGAACAGCGACCTGGACGAGGACGAAAAACCGTTCGGCAAGCGGTGGGACAGCAGCCTGGACCGGCGGCTGTGCGCGACATGCAACGGCCTGGACCGCGTGTACGTGGAGCACGATCAGCAGTTCCCTGGCGGGTTCGACCACCCACCGGCACACCCGAATTGTAGGTGCACCGTGGTGGCCTGGTCACCCGAGTGGGGGGACATCAAGGGCGAGGCGAAAACCCGCGAGTTCGTGCCCGAAAAGCCACCGGGCACCGGCGTGAAAAAGCCACCCAGGGCAGCGGCCCAGGCGAGCGGCCCCGAGCTGCGCGAGCAAGCCCTGGCAGCCCAGCGCCAAGTGCGCGAGGAGGGCAGGCGGAACATCCAGGCCAGGCGTGCCCAGGAGCGGGACCAGATCCTGCCACCACCCACCCAGCGCCTGGTGAACCGGCAGCAGTCCCCCGAGGCATACGAGAACCAGGCCCGATGGAGCACCACCTACCAGCAGGCCGAGCTGGCCCAGGCCAGGCAGCGGATCCGCGCAGCCAACCCCCAACGCCAGGGCGAAACCCCCAGCGAGTGGCGCAGCAGGCGGCGAGCTGTGGAGGCCAAGGTGCGCGGCATGACCGCCGAGGACATGCGGGCGGAACGACGAGGCGACACGGCCAGGCGCAACGCCCTGGCAGCCCAGGAGCGCGAGGCCGAGGCCAGGCAGCGGCGCGAGTCCAAGGAGCGGGACCGGCTGGCCCATGCCCGAGCGATGGAGCGGGACCGGGTGCGCCAGGAGGCCCTGGCCCAGGAGCGCGCGGCCAAGGCGGCCCGCGAGGTGGAACAGGATCGCGAGTACGACAAGCTGAAGCGCGTCCGCATGGACGTGGGCAAACATCACCGGGACGGGTTCGACCGAGGCGCCGAGGGCATGGGCATGTCCCGCAAGGACGTGATGAAAACATTCCAGGCCCCACCAGGGCACCGTGTACGGATCACCAGCGCCAGCGGCGGCAAGGACAGCATGTCCCTGGGCGGCGAGATCGTAAGCAACCGATCCGGCAAGGTGATCGGCACCATTTCCCGGAACCTGTCCAGAAACAGCAAGGGCGAGGTGGAGATTTATCACGGGTTCCTGGCCCTGGAAAAACCCTACCAGGGCAAGTTCCACGGCAACTGGATGATCACCAACATGTTCGAGAACTATGAACGCCTGGGCGTGAAACGCGTCGAGGTGTCCCCGGCGTGGGTGGGCCAGTACAACTGGGCCAAGGTGGGTTTCAAGATGAACCGCGAGGCCGTGCGCGATGGCGTGGACATGCTGGTGCGGTTCAACAAGCCCCACGTGGCGTCCGGCCTGATCACCCAGGAAACGGCGGACAACATGGTGCGCACCTGGAAAACGGACCCCACGGCGTTCGCGCGCATGCCCGACCTGCCCAAGATCGATTTCACGTTCTACAATCGCGAGGGGCGCGAGGACACCAACGGGCGCCTGAACAAGGCGTTCATGATGGCCAGCGGCCCAGGCTGGACCGGCGAGATCGACGTGGGCGACAACAAGCGGTGGCGCGATGCCAGGAAAATGCTGGACGCCAAGCGCAAACTGTACGACGACGCGCAGCGGGGAAAGCGGGCAAGGTATAAGGCCAACGCGGCAGCAAGAAAGGCGGCAAGGGATGGCGAATAAAGGCGAGGACGGACTGGACGGTTTCGGGGACGACGACGACACCGAGGTGGACAAGCGCCTGGCGATGGAGGCCCTGCAGGCCACGCGTGGCAACCGAACCCAGGAGGAGTTCGCCAAGGCCGACCCCCTGCTGGGCGGGTCACTGGAGCGCCTGGAACGACTGTTCGGGCTGCGGGACTAGCTGGCCGCCTGTCCACCCCCTATGGTAGAACCAGGCCAACACCCCACAACATCGTGGGAGCACCAGCGGACACCAACCCCGCAAGGAGAAAAACCGAATGAAGTTTCCCAGCCTGTTCAGCCCTGATCATTTCGTCCCGAGTTCAATCTGCAGCGTGGCCGACGAGGGGGCCGGCGATGGAGGAGCTGGAGGTGGCGGCGATGGTGGCGACCCAGGCGTGGACGACAAAACCCGCGACCTGATCCTGCGCACCGTGAACGCGGCCGTGTCCAACCAGCTGGGGCGCAAGCTGCCCACGGCCATCGAGCAAGGAGTGGGCGCGGCGTTCGCGCCGATCCAGGAGTCGATCCAGTCCATGCTGGGCAACCAGTCCGGCAAGGGCAACCAGTCCAACGGCCAGTCCAACGGCCAAGGCGGCGGGGAACACCCCGAGCTGGTGGAAATGAAGCGCAAGCAAAAAGCCCTGGAGGCCCAACTGGCCGACGAGCGCAAGGCCCGCGAGGACCAGGAGCGCAAGGGCAGGGCAAGCGCGAGGGACAACGCGATCCAGCAAGCCCTGGGCGCGGCCGGCGTGGAACCCCTGCGCATGCGCGGGGCCATGGCCGAGGTGCTGGCGAACGTCCAGGTTTCCGAGGACGGCCAGGTGTTCTACCGTGACCAGTCCAAGGGCTACGACGAGGACCTGGCCCTGTCCGACGGGATGAAACGGTGGGCATCCACCGACGTGGGGAAGTCCTACCTGGCCCCAAAGCCCGTACAAGGATCAGGTGCGAGCGCACCCGGACGAGGTGGCGGCCCACGACCTGGAGCGGCCCCCACTGATCCGGCCCAGGCCAAGGCCCAGCGGATCGCTGACGCCAAGGCCAAGCTGCCCGGACTGGTGGCCGAGATGATCGGATCCGGCGCCGGCATCAACCTGGGCAGCGGCGGCACCGGCGAATAGCTGGTGACGGTGGTGACGCGCGTGACGCGTCACTGCCTTGACATCAAGCCCAGGGTCTGTTCGACTGTGGGCACGGCCTGGACTAACTCCCCGGGGACGCACACCGAGCGCGGGTGGGACGGCGCGGAACTGAAACCATTTTCCGTCCAACAACCCGAGGGAGTAAAACATGTCACTTGTCACCCAGGCAGCTATTGCCAACACGCTGGCCACGATTTTCGAGGATCAGATCACCAGCCAGATCAACCGATCTGCGGTTTCCCTACAGCTGATCCCCGTTGGGCCCGGCCAAGGGAAAAACGTCCAATGGTCCGCCAGGTTCGGCACCGACGTGTCCGGATCCCGAGCTGACGGCGCCGATCTAGTCGGCGGCGACTTCAAAAACGACAACAAGGACCCCGCGTCCCTGGACTATGGCACCTACGACGCCCCGTTCAGCATGACCGGCAAGGCCATCGCGGCGGCCATGAATGCGCGCAACCCAGCCGAGCTGGAAAATCTTTTCGCGGACGAGCTGGGGGACGCCGTGGAGCGCCTGGCCAAGGGCCTGAATCAAGAATTTTACCTGGGCGCAGGCGGCGCCGACCAGATCAACGGCCTGTACAACACGGCCGGGCCCCTGGACACCACGGGCGTGTACGCCGGGATCGACCGTGCCGTGCGGACCCAGTGGGCCAGCAACGAGCTGGCCAACGGCGCCGTGCCCCGTGCCCTATCGTTCGACCTGATGCGCAGTGCATCGGACGCCGTGTACGACGCGTCCGGCGAGAACTGCGACCTGATCATTACTGGGTCCGCCCTGTGGTCCAAGTTCGGGAACCTGTTCGGCCAGGAGCGCCGATGGACCCAGGAGGTCACACTGCGCGGCCAAAAGGTCGTCCTGTCCGGCGGCCACAAGGCCCTGGAGTTCGACGGGATCCCCGTTGTTCGTGACGTGGACCACCCAGCCGACAAAATGACGTTCCTGTCCAGCAGGCACGTGAAGATCTGCCAAATGCCCGATGCTGTCACCCAGGTGAACCAGTCCATCGGCATGGTGGGAGTGGCCGGAACCCCCGAGGCCGATTTCGGCATGCAGGGCACCGGCCTGGTGGCCAGGATCAACCCGTTGGGACGCAATGGCGACAGCTACCGTTTCCAGCTGATCCTGTATCCACAGGTGCAGGTCCGACGACCGAACGCGCAGTGCGCGATCATCGACCTGGACGCGACACTCTAAAAAACTAGGGCCAGCGCGGGCATGGGCGGCGCGCTGGCCCTAGTTGTATCGATCCGCCCGATGACACAGGAGAACGCGTTCATGGCGAAAATGACAAACATAGCGGATCACACGCTGAAGGTGAAAATCAGCACCATGCCAGGGCAACCCCCCATGGTGACCGAGCTGGCCCCAGGCGAGTCCGCGCAATTCCCGGACGGGTACTGCAAACCAGTGCGCAGTGCTGGGGCGGCGATGCTGCCCTGCATTCTGTCCCGGGCCAACTGCCACCTGGGCGTCCCTGTCCTGGTCCCCGAGGACGAGGCCGAGGCGGCGCGCGCAAGGTACGAGCGGGTGAAGGCTGGCAAGGCCGGCATGGACCCAGGCCAGCAGATCGCTGACCTGAAGGCCAAGCTGGCGGCAGCGGAACAGGTGGCCAAAATGACCGCCCCCACACCCACACCCAAGGCCAAGGTGAACCGCGAAACCATCGCGGCGGCACCGGCCCCACTGCCCGAGGAGGCCGACGACGACGGCATGACGCCGATGGCAGCGCCCAAAAAGCGCAAGAGGGGCAAGGCGTAAGCCATGGCCCTGTCCACTGCAGAGCGGGCCAAAATCCGCATGTACATGGGCTGGAGTTCGCGTTTCCTACAGGAGGACGTGGCCCTGACCCAGGCAATGAACAGCGTGGACAACCTGCCCGACGTGCTGGCCCTGATCCAGAATCCACTGGCAGGGTCACCACCGGGCTATATTGCGGCGCTGGAGGACATCGACGCCAAGCTGGTGGCAGCCCACGGGCGCACCAAGGCGAACAAGGTGGGCAGCATCGAGCTGAACCGCGAGGAGTTCAAACAGCTGTACCGTGAAGGCAAGCGACTGACCAGCCGACTGGCCACGCTACTGGGCACCGAGGTGATCACGGACGTGTGGTCCGGGCGCCTGCCACGGACACGATTTACGCACCAGGGCAACTACCAGGTGCAGGGATGAACGTTTTGCTGGGGGGCAGCCAAGCGCGGGGTGATTACTACTCCAGTGTCGGCCATGCGGGCGGCTGTTCCCCGGCGCTATTTCGCCACCATACCACGGGGGCCAGCTGATGGCCGGGTCCGCCGTGCTAGATCCCAACGTCCTGGTGGACAGCCTGGTCACCGACGTGATCGACGGCCTGCGCGAGGACCTGCACCCCCAGTTCGGCGTGCGGGCCTATCGCGTGTTTACCATCCTGCGCACCTGGAGCGGGCGCAGCGTGGGCGAGGGCACCAAGGTGGACACCGAGGTGGAGCTGCGGCCCCAACCCCTGGTCCACACCTGGGACGGCCTGAAGTACGACCTGGAACCCTGCGGCCTGAACCTGGATGGCGAGGTGAAGCTGACCGAGGTGTCCCTGACGTACACCGAGGCCGAGCTGGACGGCGGCATCACGCTGGGACGGAACCAGCAGTGGCTGATCAGGATCGACGAGGGCCACGGCCAGGAAACCCGATCCAAGTTTTTCCTGCACACCAAGCCCCCGTTCATCGACCGGGAAAAGGACATGGGCTGGGTGCTGTGGCTAAGGAGCGCCGGCTGATGGCCGTCCTGTCCGCCACCCCCGGCAACATCGGGGGCAAAGTGAAGCGGCGCAACGCCGAGGCCAAGCGCGTGTCCGCGCGGGCCCTGGGGCGAGCTGCGCACCGTGGCCGTGCTGTGATGGTGCGGCAAACCCCCGTGGATCAGGGCCAGCTGAAAAACAGCTGGAAGGCCCGCAGGTCCCTGGGCACCGGGATCGGGGCCGGGAACATCGCGGCAACCCTGACCAACGACGCCCCACACGCTGGGATCATCGAGTCCGGCGCACGTCCGCACCCCGTAAGCAACGAGGGGATCGCGGCCCTGCACGCGTGGGTGTGGCGACACCGGGCCAGTTTCAACCTGGTGACGGCGAGCGGCCGACCGGCCAGCGGCAAGGCGGCCAAAAAGGCAGCCCTGGGCATCGCCTACGCCATCGCGGCCAAGATACAACGCGAGGGACAGAAACCCACGTATTTCGTGAAAAAGTCCATGCCCCAAATGCACAACATAGCGATCCAGGAGGTGGCGAAAGCCCTGGAAAAGCTGGCGAACCGCAAGGTGCGCGGCGGCAACAAGGGGGGCAAGTAAATGGCCATCATCCGACTGGACGCCCTGCGCGGCCTGGAGCTGGCGATCACCTGCGCGATCCCTGAACTGATCGGGCGCGTGTGCGTGGGCCAGGCGGACGCCGGCCACCACCAAAAATTCCCCAGCCTGCAGATCGACCCCAAGCGGTGGAACTACTTCCCCGACCAGGCCATGGAAACCTACGAACCAGCACCCAACGCGGTGGTGATGAACGTGGGCCGACACCAGGCCGAGATCGAGATCGTGATCGGCGCGGCCACCCTGTTCGAGCGGTACGCCCTGGAGCAAAAACTGCTGGACCTGTTCCTGTCCACCCCGATGCACCCCGGCGTCCTGTTCGCCCAGATCACGGCGTGCGAGGCCCTGGGCCCGTTCGTGGCGGCCTGGGAACTGGACAGCGACGAGTGGCACGACGAAAAATCATTCAGCCAGGAGTTCTACAGCCACGTGACCGTCCTGGGCACCATTCCCGCCCTGGTGACACGGCGGGGCGTTTACACCATCAACCAACTGCACACCGGCCTGAACCTAACCCCAAACCCGACTGACGGCATCCTGCCAAGTTTCGCGCCCCCGGGTGTGGAAGTGGTGCAGGTGAACAGCGACGGATCGATCACACCTGTGCCCTAAAAGGAGAACACCATGGCAAGCGACGTATTTTTCACGACTAACCCCGCCGAGTTCACCCGCCTGGAAGGGCTGTACGTGGCCGAGCGGAACCCCCCAGGATTTATCCGAGGCGCGGACCTGTCCGCCGTTGGCATCGGCGGCGTGACCGTTCGCGGCCCGACGGCACCCCAGCAGGTCACCAGCACGTCCAGGTTCCTGGAAGTGTACGGCGGCCGGGACCGAGGCAACGGCGGCGCCCTGGCGAACGAGATCTGGGCGGCCCTGGTGAACAAGCCCATGGGCAGCCTGTGGATCCGGCGAGTGGCAGCGGCCGACGCCGTGGCAGCCAGTCTGACCGTGGAAACGGGCGTGGATGGCACCGGCACCGCAGTGATGCGGATCGACGCCAGCAGCGTGGGCGCATGGGGCGGCGACGTGAAGGTGCGGATCGACGATGCCAGCGACGGGGACGCGAACCATTTCAACCTGCGCGTTTTGTACCTGGGCACGGAAACCGTGTACGAGAACCTGAACATCAACACGGCCACGGACAACAACCTGGCCGAGGTGACGGGCGACGACATCGCCAACACCATCACGCTGACCAAGCTGGCCGACGGCCGGCCGGCATCGTTCAGCACCATCACCGAGGCCGACTGGGAAGCCAAGGACGGCGGCGTGAGCGCGGTGGACGAGAACTACATGGCCCTGGGCACCACCCTGACCGCGTACACCAGCGTGGCCGGCGACGACGGCACCCTGGTGGCGGCCGACTACAACAGCGCCCTGACCGACCTGTCCAACACCAACGGCATCGCCATCGTGGAAATGGCAGGCGCCAGCGTGGACCAGAACAGCCTGCACGCCACGATGGTGCTGGAGGCGGCCAACGTGACGGATCGGGTTTTCGTGACCTGGAGCGGCACCCACGGCCAAGCTGTGGCCACGGAAACGGCCGACCTGACCACGGACATCACCACACGGTCTGACAGGATCATCTGGTGTTTTAACAGCCCATACACCCTGGACCCGGAAACGGGCCTGGAGCTGGCGCGCGGCCCACACGAGTGGATGGCGTGCGTTCTGACCAACAACGACGTGGACATCCACCCAGGCGCGCGGCAAACAGCTGACCAGCTGGCCGGCATCAAGCGCCTGTCCAGCGAAACCCTGACCAGGGCCGACCTGATCGCCCTGCGGGCGGCTGGGATCTGCACCCTGGAAAAACTGTCCGGGCTGTTCCTGTTCCGTTCGGGTGTGACCACCGACCTGACCACCGGGAAAACCGAGATCACCCGGCGGCGTTCGGCGGATTTCCTGCAGCTAAGTGCTGCGGACAAGCTGCGCGAGTTCGTGAAGGCGAAAAACACCATCGAGGCCCGCGCCCAGATCGCTGGCCTGCTGGTGGGGTTCAGCCAGTCCCTGCGCGATCAGCAGCGGGTGGTGGAACAGTTCGCCATCGACCAGGAGTCCGTGAACACCGAGGCCCAGCGGGCGCAGGGTGTCGAAAAGGTGCTGTGGCGGGTCAAATTGATCGGCCATATCCTGCACCTGGTCCTGGAAACCGAAATCGGCACCGGCGTGGTGATCGAGGCATAACCCACCCCCAACTGAACGAACAAGGAGATCACCATGTCATTACGAATCAGAGGTCAAGAGGTCACCATGCGGATCGCCGTGGACGGCCAGATCCAGCAGGGATCGTTTTTCAAGGTGACGGAATTCACCGTCACCCCCAGGTCCGACCTGATGGAGGAGTCGTTCCTGGGCGAGCTGGAGGACGACATCGACTTCCAGCACCACGGGTTCGACTTTTCGTTCAGCGTGCAGAACCAGGACGAGAAAACCCTGGAGTACCTGTCCACGATCATCCAGCGGGAACAGGACCAGCAGTCCCACCCCGACATCGCGATCACCGTGATCTACTCGTTCCGGGAAA